CTTAATGATAAAATCTGCCTTGTAAGCGGACGGTCGTCAGTTCAAATCTGACAAGCGGCTCCATCATAACCCGCTCAAGGTCAATCCTTGAGCGGGTTGCTTTTATGAGGCGTGCGCCATTACTCGTTCCCATGAATTTCCGGCGTGCCGCTTTTGAACATTCATCATCCATTCATATCTCCGGCGGAATGCGGCAGCCGCAGGAAGCAAAGCGGGACGCAACATCTGGCAAGAGGCCATTCCACCCACAGGCATCCCCGTCAACTTCCGGCAGCGAAGGGCCATTCCCGGAGCGGGAAGAAGGTTCCGTTGGCGATAACGCCGCCTCAGCAAGCCGTTTCCCCCCTTGAATACGCCTCCATTGCCATTTCGACCAAGGGAACCATGATTCAAGCCAATGGATACTACAGAAAAAAAGATGGCCGCGGCTATCCTCCGGTTTGAAGACAGCCGCGTTACCGGGCCGGATTCCCTGCGCGTTTCTCGCCTTCCTGCCGCCGACAAGGGCGGCAAGTGGGAGATTTGCGGCATTTGCGACGGTATTGAACCGACCGTGTTTAACAGATTGAAGGCCCTGCTGGATGCCGGAAGACGTGAAGAGGCCTGGGAAGGTTGTCTCCAGTATGTCCTGGATAATACCGCCGCCGTGCGTTCCTGGCTGGGTTCCGACGCTTATCCTGGCGTTGAATTCATCCTGCGGGATCATTATTTCAATTCCGGGAGCAGGAATACCGGGAAGATTTTGCAGCGCGCGCTGAATATTCACGGCGCCGGGCTTGTGGTGGACGGGATTGTCGGCCCCAGGACCAGGCAGGAGTTGCAGGACCAGCTGGCCGCCACGGGTGAAGCGGTGTTCCTTATCGCTCTGCAGGAGAAGCGTCAGGCGTTTTACCGCTCGTGCAAGCAGTTTTCCGTGTTCGGGAAGGGCTGGCTGAACCGCTGTGACGATGCGTTCAGCGTGGCGCAGGAGCTTGTTTAGTTGTTTTCATCATTAGTTGTTATGAGTTCAAATCCATTAAAAGCTGTCGGAGGGGCCCTGGCAAATATCGCCACGTTCGGGGGATATGGAGCCAATAAGGCGGCCAAGAAGCAGGCAAGCGCCGCCAACGCTATGGCTGATGCCATGGCGAATGCCCCGGAGCAGAAGGTTATTACTACGGAAACCAAGGATGTTTCCCAAGCGGAGGATGCGGTGAATTCGTCTGCCCGCCGCCGCTTGAAGCTTAGTAATACGACGAACCGGAGCAATCCTCTTTCTTCCCTGGCTGGCCTGAGGAAGACGCTGGGTTGATTTTTACACAGGAGATTCATGGAAAATGTTAAAGATTTATTGAGGACGGCAGACGCCCTGTTCACGGAGATGAATAAGAATTCCGGGGATTGGGATGAATTGCGCCGGCGCATCATGCCGAGGATGGAGGGGAAGGCCCGCCAGCAGGAACAGGCTAATGAGATGACGGCTACGTCCAGTTTTTCTCCGGTGGCGCATAAGTCCCTTTTGAATTTGGCGTCCGCTCATCTTCTTTTTATTACTCCCATGGATCAGAAGTGGTTTTCCCTGCGGCCGCAGGATGAAAGGGATGATTACACCGATGAGGATGACTGGTACAGCAAAGCGACGGAGGCCGTCTACCGTGCGCTGGCGGATTCCAATTTCTATGCGGCGGCCCACGAGGTTTACCTGGACCGTTGCCTGACGGGTACAGGCTGCATGTTTGCAGATGTTTCCCGTGACGGGTCCCTGGTGTTCAAACACGTTCCTACCGGGACTTATGCGATTGCCGAGGGAGCCCACGGGGAGGTGAATACGCTGGTGCGGACGTTGAAGTTTACTGCCCAGCAGGCCGTGGAGATGTTTAAGCTGGGTAATCTGCCTGTCAAGATTCAGGAGGCGTATAAGAATGCGGAGAGGCGATATACCGAGATGTTCGAGTTTGTTCATCTTGTACTGCCCAACAGCCGGGCGCAGTTCGGTTCCGACATGGTAAGGCCTGGCCGCCGCAAGTGGTTGGACGTGTATATTGCCAGGGAGGCGGAGAAGATTGTTTTCCATGGCGGCTTTTACGAGTTTCCTTTTCTGGTGACGCGCTTTTTGAAGGGCGGCGTTTCTTCTTACGGAGAGGCTCCGGGGAAGGCTGTGCTGCCGGAGATCAAGGCTACCCTGCTGATGGATCGGGTGATGGATGTGGCCGGCAGCCGGGCGGCCATTCCCAGCGTTATCGTGTCGGCTAAGATGGCAAAGGAGGTTGATTTGCGGGCCGGAGGCAAGACGGTTGTTCCGGATGAGCTTATTGGTTCACAGTTGCCGAGGGAATGGGCGAACGTGGGGGATGTGAGGTTTATGCTGGAGCGGCAAGATAAGAAGGAGAAGTTGATCAGGGAGGCGTTTTTCAATGATATTCTCCAGGTGGTTTCAAGCGTGGACCGCGAGATGACGGCTACGGAGGTGAATGCCCGCGAGTCGGAACGCATTATTTGCTTTTTTTCTTCTTTTATTCAGTTTTCGCAGGATTTTCAGACGATGATGAATCGCATTGTCTGCCTGATGTTCCGCAATACGCAGGGGGCCGTGCTTCCGGGCGACGCGCCCGATGAGTTTTTTGTCCGTTCCGCCGATGGGGGGAAGTTTGAGTTGCGGACTCCCCGCACCCGTTATCTGGGCAAGATTGCCCAGGCATTTGACCGTTTGCAGAGGTACGGCCTTGAGGGGGTGTTGAATGGGTTGGCGAAGTATATCCAGGTTTCGGGCGATACCCGCATTGCCAAGCGCATGAAGGCATGGGAGGTATTGCGGTTTATGTGGGACAGTTCCGGCGCCCCGTCCAAGTGCATTGTGTCCGCGTCCGAGAATAGCAAGATGGTTGAGGAGGAGAAGGCGCAGGAGGATCAGATGCGTCAGGCCGCCCTTGCGGAGCAATTGGCCAGAGCCGGCAGGGATAGCGCCGCGGCGTCCGCACAGTTTAATACGGATTCATGATGAATATGTTTGAAGATAAGCCGACACCGGAACAGGTTGAGTTTCTCAAGAGGCTCAACCGGAGACGAGCCGCGCTGAAGGAGGCTTTTACTCCGGAGGTGCTGGATATTTTAGAGAAGGAGTTCCAGACGAATTTGCCCTGCTTTCAAGGGAAGGCTGGTTCCTACGACCCCCTTGACGCGATGCGCCGAGACGCCCAAAGGGAAATGCTCCTGTGGGTGAAATACGAGATCGAACAATATAACCCTGATTTATGATATACAATAGATTATTCCACAATAGGTTCCTGAGGGAAGAGGCCATTCCCGGCAGCGAAGGTGAAGGCCCCGGCGGCGGAGCGCCGCCCCCGGCAAGTCCCGTGGACAGTCCGCCTCCCGCAGCTCCTCCAGTCCCGCCCAATCCCTACGATTTTTCAGGGGGTGCGGAACAGCCCGATCCGGATCCCGGCAGTACTCCCCCGCTTTCTCCGCAGGAGGAGACCGAGTATGAGATTGATTTTGGGGAAGGGTTTGTGGAGAATGATGCCCTGCGAGATATGTTGAAGGGACATGCCAGGGCGGCAGGGCTGCCGGCCGATGCCGCCGGGAAGTTTCTTTCCGAGGTGGCCGCCAGCATCCGCGCGGACGAGGAGGCTGCTTTTAAGGAGGCTGACGAGGCGTTGAAGGACGAATGGGGAGCGGAGTATGAGACGAATGTTTCTGCCGCCAAGGCGTTTGCCCGGAAGCTTTCCGTGGAGTCCGGCGTTTCTATGGAGAAGATGGCTGTGTTTGCGAGTCCGGACGGGTTCCGCGTTCTGCACGCCATTTCCCGGCTGACAGGCGAGGGAGGCTTGAAGGGCGGCGGCCAGATTCCGGCGAAGACGGATCCTGCCGACGAGGCTCAAGCTATTTTGTCCGACCCCAATCACCGTTATTATAAGGCGATCGCCGATCCTTCGCATCCACAGTGGCGGGAGGCTACCGATTATTATAATAAGCTGGTGGGGATTTCCGGTTAGTTTTTTTTGCGTTGACTATTGGTTCGGAGGGGTGTCCTGCTGTGCGGGGCACCCTTTCTTTTTTTCATTTGTTCAAGTTACGGTTGTATTCATCAGGCCTGGGGATGTGGCATGATGCCTCAAATGGATAAGGTGACCGTTTTTAACCAGGCTCTGGCCCAGTTTGGGGACCGGGAGTATGTGAAGGGTTCCCCAGCCGGTCGCACCGTTGATTTGTGGTGGCCTACCGTGTTGCGGGAAGCGCTGTTGTTCGGGGCATGGACCTGGGCAACCAAACGTGTTGAGATGGATCGCTCCGTTATGAAGCATCCGATTCCGGATGATTGCCTGCGCGTGCTGTATGTGGGGGCGGATTTGTTCCGCATTGAGGGGCGTGATTTGGTGGTTGAGCGTTACGGGAAACGCGCCGCCGGGACCGATAAGCTGGTGGTGGATTATCTTTCCGACGAGGTGGCCCGTTCCGAAGTGCTGCCGGATCACAGTCCGTTTTTTATCAAGGGCGTTGTGTTTCTTCTGGCTGGCAGGTGCGCTTTGAAGCTGGCTTCTTCTCCCCAGCTTGCGGCCGCTTTGGAGGCACAGGGGGAGGCGTTTTTAAGCAAGGCCCTTTATTGGGACACCTGCCAGCATTCTTCCAACGACCAGGATCCTTTAACAGAGATTTTAAGCAGTTCCATTTTCTGATGTTATGAGTTCCGATTTCGGGGGTTCCCAGCAGTATAAGTATCAGGGGCAGGCGGCTTTGAGCAACGGGCGCGCCACGCAGGCGGCTTATGAGAAGAAGGCCCGCGCCCTGGAGGCGGAGGCGGTTTCCGATTCCCACCTGGCCGCCCGCAATATGAAGCGGATGCGCCAGAATCAGAATGCCGCCATGGGGTCTGCACGGGCACAGCGCGGCGGATCCGGTTTTACTTCCGAGGGGTCCGGCAGCCAGGCGGAGGTGGCGGTGGCGGATGTGTGGGAGAGCGCCATTGGGGACGCGGCCCTTTCCAACGCTGTTTCCGATGCCAATAAGCGGTTTGCCGCGGAGTCCGCCCGATACCAGGGGGATCTGGCCATGATGGCGGCACGCAGCGAGGCGGACCAGTATAAGATGCTTTCACAGAATGCCCTTGGTTCTGCCATGATCCAGACGGCCCTGACGGCGGCGGGGGGTGTCATGGGGGCGGCAGGAATGTCCGGTGGCGGGTTGCTGGGGGGTGTTACCGAGAGCGGGCAGACGTGGGGTTCCGCCTCTGGAGGAACCCAGGGGGCTTTTTCCGGGATGATGAATGCTTATTCCCTTTCCGGTTCCCTGGGGGGGATGGTGCCGGGGAGCATGCAGTCTTCCAACAGGTTGAGGGATTCCCTGCTGGCTAATTTCATGGGTTTTGGAAAGAGATGAGCGTTTCTCCCATGCAGCAGGCTTTTTTTCTGATGGAAGCCCAGCGCCCCGGCTGGTTCCGGGAGACCGTTTCCCTGGCGGATGCGGGAGGAGGGATCGTGTGGTGCTGCCCTTCGTTGTTTTTTGCGGGGGTGCCGGATCCGGAGTCTCCCAGGACGTTGATTGTTCTTTTTGCCCACGGCCGCATGGAGGCTGTCAGGGAGTTGGCTTGTCTGGTGCAGGGGCGTTTTGACCGGGCAAGGTGGCAACGCTGCATCCGCGGACGCGAGGACTGGAAGGAGATTTCCATCACCAGGTTTTTAAGTTTCAACCGTTTCAAGATGAAAGAAGATGAGTGATTTACAGCAACCCATGTACGGAGGAACCCGGATGAATGCGGCTTCCTCCACCCCTGCCCCGGTCCAGATGCCGGATGTTTCTTCCAAGCCCGTTCAGAGGGCGCTGCAGAATGCCCAGGAGTTTGTGTCTGATGTTGCCCACCAGTACCAGCGCATGAAGGATTTCGGCGAGCAGACGCGGCTGGAAGGCCGGATGAATGATTTGGCCAGCGAGTTTGAGCAGGAGATGACCCGGAGATTAGGGTTTGCCCGCGGTCATGAGCTGTCTTTTTACGATCGTGACGGGAGGCTGAAAGAGAGCGCCCTGAATACGTTTGTACGGAATTACGAAGGGAAGTTCCGCGAGTTGAAGGGGAGTTTTGTTTCCCAGGAGGAGGCCTCCAGATTCGGAGCCAGGCAGCAGGATGTGATGCGCCGACTCCAGGGGAGGGCTTCCGAGCTGGTTCTTAAGGGACAGATTCAGGAGTCCAGACAGGCTTTTGAGGAAGGGTTGAAGGGGGATTTGCTGCGGAGGGATTACCAGGGAGCCACCCGTAGGCGCATTCAGGCTTACGAGGCCGGCATTATTTCTGAGAATGGAATGAACAACGGTATTCTGGAAGATACACGGAACGGCCTTTTGGACGAATACGAGCAAGATATGCTGATTAACCCCAGTGTTGCTTTTACGAAGCTTGGGGACGGCTATTTTGATGCTCTGGGCGCAGGAGATGTTTTAAAGCTGAAGGAGAAGACCAGAAGGTTTTTACGTTCCGCGAACCGCTCCGAGAGTGAAGATGGAGCGCCCGGTTACAGAAAGGGTTCTCTTTGGCCGAAAGCTTCCCTCCGTTACGGAGCCACGGAGCAGGAGTACGACTGGGTGGAGCATTATAACCGGACCGGCAGTTACGGGAAATACGCCCCTTCCATTAAGTTTGCCTTCCGGGAGGATTTACGGAATCTGCCCCCCGCCAATTCCGGCGAAGAAAGAACAAGGTACGTCAATGACATGTTGAAGAAGTGGGGGCAGTATGGACAGGTTCTTGGAGATGAAAGGAAGTTGCGCCTGTTTGTGGAAGACCGGATTGACGCCATGGGGAGCCCCAATACGAACCGGAATAATATAGAGGCCGTTTTGAAGGCCATGCCGGATCATGTATATATCCCTTATTTTTCTTACCAGGTAGCTAATGCTTACAAGAGTGGTGACCAGGAGCAGATTAAGAAGGAAGAGAATACGCGGGATGAGGTGGAAGCAGATATTTTGTATAAGACGGAACTTTCCATGACAGAGTGGAGACAGGCTCATCCTAATGCCACACTTGCCCAAGATCTTGCGCAGATCCATCAATTTACCGCTTTTCATGCCGGGAACAGGTTTGCCTATCGGCCTATTACCGAAGAAGACAAAAAAAGATCTGACGAGAGCCGCATGAAGAAGGCGCTGGAGTCCATGCCTTTGTATTCTTTTGAGCAACAGGAAGAGTTGAACGTGTCTCCAGAAGAGAGGGAGGCCCAGCAGAAGAAGGCGGCACAATATATTAAGGGCCAAAGACCTTATTTGCCTTCCCCTCTTGAGAACCACCCTGTTTCTTTTGTCCGGCATGGTACGTCCGGAGCGTATGTTTCCAAGCAGGCTTATGAGGCTATCAAGGCTAAGTTTGGGAATAGGCCTTTTGCTCGCATTTCTCTGGGACGCAACGGAGCTTTTCTAAAGGTTCCCGTGGTCGGGGTTTATGAGGGGACCCCGCGGGGCGTTGAGGTTTCAGGACCGCTTTATGAACGCATGGCGTTAAGGTTTCCCGGTGAACAGGCCAGCGGGAATGTCAGCATTTACGACGGGAAGGATGAACCGGAAGCGCCGGAAGATGGATACGGACCAGGCCTGCTGCCTCCTTTGCCGGGTGGGGACGATACTTACACGCAGGTGAACGATATTGGCGATTCCGCTCTTCTGCCTCTTAATCAATAGTTTTAGCACAATAATATATGTTTGCACAGGATGTTTTTGAAAGGTTGGGGCTGTCCCAAGATACGGATTTATTGAACGATCTCCAGAAAGAGGCGTTGTTAGAGCCAACGGAAGCGGCGCAGAGTCCCTATATGGATGACCCGGCATATGCCGGTTTTGAGACTTTGCGCGGTTTGTTTGGTTCCAACCATGGAGATAATCCCTCCATGTATTGGCTGGCACAGGGAGAAGAGATGCCTGAATTTGCCACCGTGGCGGACGCACAGGCTGCCGTCTGGAAGGATTTCCAGAAAAAGGCCCGTGCTTATCAGGCAGAGCAGGAGCGACAGCAACAGGCACGGGAGGCATTGGCTGCTACGATTGATCCCTTCATTGACCGGTACGTGCGCGGGGACGCTGTGGTTCCCTCCCCTGAACAAGTAATGATGATGCAGGAGGCAGGCATTTCTTGGGAGAGTGTCAGACGAGCCCGAAGAGGGATGGAACTTGTCCGGGAATATGACGCGCAGGGCACCCTGTACGACGACAGGATCATCAATAATCTGGCGGAACAGGTGGGAGATGATGAGTTGGCACGGCGCATTGTGCTGAATATGTTTTATAATGACGCCAGGAAGTACGCCAAGGATAAGCACGGTGACGAGTGGACCGGGATTGACTGGATAGATAAGGCAGCCCAGGGGGTAACGGGGATGGTACGCACCGGGGGCGTGAAGGGATGGCGGACAGGTCAGAAGGCCTGGCGGAATTTACAGGTAATGGGAGAGGTGGATGCCGTTACGAATGCAGCTAAGCGTCTGCCGGAGTTGATTGCTTCCGGAATGGATGTGGATGAAGCACGCGCTCAGATTGAGAAGGATGCCACTTTTCTTGAGATACGACGCCGCTGGGCTGCCGATCTGGTTCAAACCATGGAAGCCGGGGAGAAGGAATATTTGGAAGGTGAGGACCGCCATTTGGTTGGCCGCATTGGTTCGCAGCTTGGTTCCATTATCGGAGATACGGCTCCCTGGTTCATTCCTGCCATTGGTCCTGCTATCGGAGCTTCCTCCGCCATGCAATCCCGCAGGGATGAGGGGGTGAGCATTGGGTTAACTATGGAGGAAACAGAGAAGAGGGCCATGATGTTCGGCCAGGCAGATGCTCTGGAAGAGATGATTGCTTTTTCCCCCATCGGGCGGTTGACGCCCGGATATAAGTGGTTGAAGAAGGCGCTTGGCGGTGGGAAGGCCGCCGGGAAGCTGGCCCCGTGGCGGGCTCGATGGATGGCGAGTCCGAAGGCCCAGTACGCTATTCAAGGGCTTTCCGGCGCTGCGGAAGAGGCCATTCTTGAGCCTACAGCCGGGTATTTGATGCGTACTGTACAGAGCATGAATCTGACGGACGAACGCGGAAAACAGACTTTCCGTCAGTATTTGGACGATATGGGGCAGATGATGCACGGAGAACAGGGGCTTGCCCTGCTGGCTTTTACGTTTGGGATGTCCGGCTTTAATTATCCTCAAATCAAAAAGGCGGCCCAGGAGTTTGGTCTTTCTCTGCAACATTACAAGGAACTGGGAGGCACGGCCCAGGGGTATCTGGAGGCCAGGGAGGAAAAGACCGCCGAAGGTTTTTTGAATAAGGCCCTTGCCAATTTGCATGATTCCTGGATGGAGGATCCGCAGGCTTCCATGGAGCGGGCGAGCGCGGCTGCCGGAGAACGCCTTTCCGGGGAGCGCATTGAGTCTTTGCGGGAGCTGGACGCGTGGCGGGCTGCCGAGGATGCCGGCATGGTGCCGCGGGTGGAGCCGGCGGAACAGGAGGGGATGTTCCGTGTGTATGCTCCGGCGCGCAGCCCGAAAGCGCCGCGGGAGGATGCTTCCGTCTCCAGAGAGGGGCAGGAAGAGAACGCCCCTTCTTACACGCTGATGGACGGCGAGCAGCTGACGGCTTATTTACAGGCGTTTGTGAGCGAGCAGGTGGAGAGTGACATCCTCTACACGCAGCATTTGCTGGCCGGGGATGTGACCGTGGGCCAGGCTCTTGCCCAGGGGCGTTTTGACGCGGCGGAGGTGATTACGCGCACGGTGACGGATGAACAGACAGGGGCCGAACGGGTGGTGATTGCCCCGGAGACGCTGGGGCAGATGAAGGCCCGCGCGGATATGGCGATGGCCGCTATCCGCGCCCTGGAGGCGGAGGGGGTGAGTTATGAGGATGCCGCCGCCCGCATGGATGCCTCGTTGAGCGAGCATCTTCCGCTGGGAACTCTTGTGAAGACATGGGAGGAAGCCCAGGAACGCATCAGGACGGAACAGGCCCGGAACCCGGAGTTCAAGGCTCCGGCCATGGATGCCCCGTTTTCCAACGCTTATGTGACGAAGGTCCGCCGGGGAGATACGTTCCGCCGGGTGTTGAGGTATGCCCGCGGGAATGCGACGGTGGAGGATTTGATGGAGGAAACGATGGAACAGGCTGTCATCTCCTGGCAGGCGGAGCAGGGTTTGACCTGGGGCGAGTTCGGCGCGATGCTCCAGGAGGCGCAGAAGTCCATCAATGAGTTGTTCCCGGAGGCGCGGGGGGAGGAGATGCAGTTTATTCACCTGGACGCCGGGAAGCCGGTGACGGGGCATGATGCGATTGAGGCTTTTTCCAAGATCGGGCGTTCCCGCTGGCTGGCGGACGCGGTGAATCATCCTTCCCTGCCCTCCTGGCTGCGGAAGCTGTTGAATCATCTGGTGAAGTTCCTGGGGGCTTTCAAGGCGCGCGTGGAGCTGGGCGAGATGGTGCGCCAGGCGGAGGAACAGGGCGTGTTTACCCTGCCGGTTAGGCAGGCTCTGGCGGTGATGCTGGATGCGGGGAATGCCCTGTACCGGGACCAGCAGGGGGATTTGATTGTCCTGACTATGGAACGGGCCAAGGCGCAGGCGGACCTGGATGCCGCCCTGGGCCGCGGTGTCGCCACGGAACAGGAGACGCTGGAAGAGCAGCTTGCCGAACGCAATGCCGCTGATGAACCGGGGCCCGTGGACCGGGCGGAAGAAGAGGCCGACGACGCGAACGCCCAGCAGGCGCGGCGCGAACGCACGGAGGCGGAGGTAGAGATGCTGGGGGAACGGGATGATGACGGCGTGTTTAACGGAGGGGTGAGCATTCGTATTGAGGACGGGGTACGCCAGGGTTTTATTGACAAGGACCGGCTGACGCTTTGCCCGGATGTTCCCCAGTTCAAGCAGGGAGCCGATGAAAAGACGGGGGTGGTGAACCGGATTGTGGGGGCCTGGCAGCGCAACGCCGCGCCGATTTCCGTGTGGCGCCGGACTGATGGTTCCCTGCAGGTGATTTCCGGCAGGCACCGCCTGGACGCCTGCACGGATGCGGATATTAACTGCACCGTGTACGAAGAGGGGGATCGGTTCAATCTGGACTGGGCCCGGAGGCACGACGTGGAGAACAATATCCGGGACGGCCAGGCGAGCGCGTTTGAGATTGCCCGCTACGTTCGGGATTCCTCCCTGTCCATGGCGGAGGCCGTGGAGCGCGGGATTGCCAGGAAGGGAGCCTCCCTGAAAGGGGTGGAGCTGGGTCTTTATGCCAGCCAGGAGCTTTTGGATGCGCTGGGCAACGGGCTGGTTTCCCCGGATGACGCCTACCGCGTGGCCCTGGCGTTCCGCAATGATGCCGAAGTGCAGCGTTCCGGGCTGGCCGTGCTGCTGGACGGCGGGAGCTGGCAGGAGGCTTATAATACCATGGCGGCCAAGGCGAACCTGGAAGCGATTGCCCGCCAGAATGCGGCCAACGGCATGGATATGGGCATGGACCTGTTCGGGAATACGGATAATGAAGAGCTTTACAAGCGCATCGGGAAGTACGCGGCGGAGAAGTACCGCGAGCTAGGCAAGGAGCTGACGGCGATTAACGGCGCTTCCCGGAATCCGAAGGTGGCCCGGAAGTACGGCGTGAATGTGAATGACGCGGCGGCGGTGCAGCAGGTGGTGAAGCGGTTGCAGGAGGAACGTTCCCGCTGGAAGAATTTTGCCGTGCATCCCGATTTGCTTAAGGAGGCCAATAACGCCGTGATGGTGGAGATGGGGTTGAAGACGCAGGCACAGGTGGGTCAGGAGAATGGCGTGCTTCCTTTGGAGGCACCAGAACAGGAGGCGGATTCCGACGATTCGGGGATGTTGCTGCTTTCCCAAGATGTGAACCGGATGCTGGAGGATTTTATAAAACGGGAGGAGGTTCATTTTTCCCTGGCCGGAGAGAATGAAGCATTGCTGGCTCCCAATGGAGAGCCATCCCATCTGACGCCGCAACAGTACCGACAGGTAAGGACGCCAGAGTTTAAGCGGTGGTTTGGGGATTGGGAGAAGGTAGCCCGGTTCAAGGCAGCCGTGGAGAAGATTATGTCTATGGATCCGGTGGCAGCCATTTCCGGCCAAGAGTTCCAGAAGGACGGCATCCCCCTGACCGAAAAGGTGACGAAGTTCTGGAAGGAGCGTTTTAACGGAGTAGCCATTTCTCCCGAACTTGGAGAGGTGAGGCTTGATCTTGAAGGCGTGAAGTCTTCCATTGGACACGGCATCGGTTCATTGAAGTCCGCGGCTTTTGCCTGCGTAGAAGACGTGATCCGGAACGGCGTTGTGTTTGACCGTCAGAAGAATTGGAAAGAACGCGGTTACGATACAGCGGTGATTGCCGCTCCCGTCACGATTAAGGGCGTGGAGTATGTTTGCGAGGTTGTTGTTGAGCAACGTACCAACAGACAGGGATTTTACCTGCATGAGGTGGAGATAAAGAAGAAGCTCGAAGACGTGTTCAAGACCTCCACTGAAGGAGGCACGCCCCAAGCTTCCAGAAGTATATTAGCCCTGCGAGCCGAAGATGTCAAGAGGGAGGAAGAGGGCATGTCCAAGGTGGTGGACGAGAACGGAGAGCCACTGGTGGTGTATCATGGCTCCCCGCATGTTTTTACCGTGTTTGACGTGGAGCGTTCCGGAGAGAATTTTAACCGGAGCCGGGAGGATGGAGGGTTGTTGTTTTTTTCTTCCCTGCCGGAGACGGCGGAAGATGTGCTTCATGATTTAGAGGGCCGTTTTCCGGGGACCGGGTTGGAGAGTGCGCGGCTGTACGCGTGTTTTATGAGGTTGAGGCATCCGTTTACGCTGGATCTTGGCGATGCTTCACAGCGCCCGTTTTCCGGTGAGGGTGTGCCGGAGAGCGTGAAGGGTTCCCCGATGGCGTGGTATTTGTTTCCTCACGAGTTGAGGAGAGGGTTTGATGAGGGGAATGCTCATGGCGCAGGTTATGACGGTATTGTTTTGAAGGGCAGGAATGCTTATGACGGGAGTCCGGAGGTGTGGGGGATGGCTACGGATTCCCGGCAGGTGAAGAGCGCTGCCGATAACCGCGGGACGTTTGATTCAGAGAATCCGGATATTACGTTTTCTATTATTGGGGAGAAGGCAGAATCCTTCATGGAGTACCACAATAACGGACTTTCCTACACGGATCCGGCGGACGGGAAGCGGAAGGCGATTATTGATTCCCGCGGGGTGCGGTTGAGGAAGGAGCACGTCAGCGTGAGCGAAGGGGGGCATGTGAATGTTTCCCTGGCCGCGGCCCTGGATTTCCCGGAGTTGTTCCGGGCTTACCCGGAGCTGCGGAAGCTGAGGGTGGATTTTTACCGGGACAGCAGGAGCGGCACGGGAGGGTTTACCGATCCGCAGGAGCATTATATTGCCGTGAATGTGGCACGGGGCGGGAAGAACGCGGATGCCGGCATGGTGCTGGATACGATTCTGCACGAGGTACAGCATGTGATTCAGGGGTATGAGGGGTTTGCCCAGGGGGCCGGTCGCATGAGCCGGGATCAGGCGCTTGCTTATCTGGGCGAGAGCATGATCCAGCTGGCGGGCCGGGACGACGCCTGGGCGAAGGAGGCCCTGCCGCGCCTGGAACGGATGAGGCAGGAACTGGAGGCCGGGACGTTGCAGCCGGCGTTTGTGTATGTTTTTTCCCACGGGGAGCAGGAGGCGCGGCTTGCCGGGAGGTTTGAGAAGAATAGCGAGGGCGTGGTGATGAGCGGCCTGAACGGGTTCCGCCTGCTGGACGCTCCGCCGTTTTCGATTCCGCTGACGGGGGATATTACGGAGCTTGGCGGCATTACGTTCGGGGGCGGGAGGTTTGGCCGGATGGCCGACAGGGTTTTGGCTCCGAACGGGGATTGGCTTTACGATGAGATGGTGTTCAGGATGCGGGCCGCCGCGCAGCGGTCCGTGAGTAAGCTGAATCTGTTTGAGACCGGGGACCGGGAGCTCGGCCTTGAGCTGCTGGCGGAGGCGCAGGAGCTGATTTCCACGGTGGAGCGGTTTCTTCCCCATACGTACGGGTTCGGGCTGGAACCGTATAAGATTTGGCTGAATGTGTTTTCCCTGCTTTACGGGAATAGCGGGAAGATGGCGCCGGATGAGGCGCTTTCCAGCGCGTTGAGCGCGATTCCCATGGAGAAGTGGCCGGAGATTATGGCGGGAAGTGTGATGAAGCATTTCTGGGGGTATGTAAAACAGCATGAGACGCTGGGGCCCATGTGGGAGGGTAAGATGAAGGAGTTTGAGGAAGAGGCGAAATTTGCCGAAGCCGGGGAGAAGGCCGCGGAATTGGATAAGCGCCGGTGGGAGTTTTTTATAGCGAATGGCGCGGAGTTCCTGGAGAAGTACGGGCAGGTGAAGGTGTACCGCCTGATTAGCAAGTTCATGGCCCGCGTGGTGGAACAGATTGACCGTTACCGGAAGGACCGGACGCTGGGGCGCATCCGCCGCGTGGCGGCGTCCGTAGCTCCGCGGACGAATCCGAAGGGGAAGCCGCTGCGCGGGAAGATGGACGCGGAGAGTTACCGGAGGCTGGAGAGGTGCCTGCGCCTGCTGGAGATGACCGAGAGCCAGTACGATGAGTTTTTCCAGAAGAATTTTCCGGAGGATGCCGAAGAGGGGAAGAGGTGGGAGGATCTGGCCCCGGATGCGCTGGTGCTGGTGACGCTGCCCGACGCGGAAGGGAGGCTGGAAGAGGTGGCCGTAACGCAGCGGGAGTTGGAGGTTTACGCCTGTTATGAACGGATGGACGTGAATACTGCGGAGAAGTGCGGCGCGGCCCTTGGAGAATTGATTGCCACGTCCCGCCATGCCTGGGAGAACGCAGCGGAGAAGAAGAAGATGGAGGTTGCCGCCATGGCCGCCCCACTGCTGCAGGCCACCGGGGATTTGGATGATAGCAGGATGGCGACGTTCCGCCGGAAGGCGAGGCTGCGGGCTTTGCCGAAGAAGCCCCTTTCCCTGTTTGATTATCTGATGAATTTTAATCAGTATATGCAGGCGCTTTCTTCCGTGGAGCCGTTTGCCGGGATTGCCCGCCAGTTTGAGGAACGGGCGGCGCGGTTTAATGTGCAGCGGCAGGCGAGCGAGAAGGAGATGCTGCGTTTTGTGCACAATACCGTAGCGGAGATTGCGGGGTCCGCGGACCGGTATGATATTGCCGAGTGGATTTATGAGGGGCGCATGAAGGAGGATACGGGGATTTCCGTTGTGGAGCGGGAACCGGATTGGAACAGGAAGGCCAACGCCCTGTACCGGGAACGCCTTCTTCATTTGCTGCGCCGGAAGGTGAAGTCCCACGGGCTGGAAGCGGTGCAGCTTTATTTGAGGGAGTTTAAGCTTTCCGAGGATTTGAAGAAGGAGGTGAACGCCCTGTTCGGGCACCGCCGCAAGGAGATTTCCGCCAAGCAGGCGAAGAAGGCATTGGAGCACATGGAGCGCGTGTTTACGCAGAAGGAGTGGGAGCGGTACGGGGACCAGAAGGTTTTTGTGAGGGAGCGGGCGGAGATGCTGCGTTCCAGGACGAAGTATGCCAAGGAGGGGTATCAGCCGAAGAGTTTCCGGCTGGATGGCCTGTCCCGGATGGAGGCGGCGTATCTGGTGCTGTTGTCCGAGCAGGCGGATTATACCGAGGCCCTGGCGGAACGCGGGTTTGACGCGGAGGTGATGGACCGGCTGCGCGGGTTTGCCGGGGATGAGGTGATGCGGTTTGCGTATGCTTTACGGGAGAAGCTGAATGAGCGAAGCGGACAGGTGCAGGAGATGACCGAGAGGCGCTACGGCACGCCGTTTCCGCTGACGGAGAATTATTTCCGGGCGTTTCTCGATGTGACGATGGAGGCGATTGATAAGTCGATTGCCGATGCGGCGTCTTACGGGGAAGCGGCCACGGGCGGGAAGTTCGGGTTGATTCACGCCCGCCGGAAGCATCAGGCTCACCTGGATTTGGAGATGGATGTTTGCACGGCGTTTATGGCGGCCATGACCGAGCAGGATCTTTACCTGTACGGCTCCGAGATCAGCCGTGATTTGCGGGCTTTGCTGAATTTCAAGGGCGAGGACGGCGAGGCGGGCCGGAGCCTGGAGGTGCTGCTGGGGCGGGATGCCGTGGGCAAGCTGATGGCCTGGGCGGATGCGTTTGACCGCGCCGGGGCGGAGAGTATTCGCGGGCACCTGGATATGAACCGCCTGATGAACCGGCTTTCCGGCGCGGCGGCGCGAGTGCTGCTGGCCGGGCGCGTGGGGACGCTGACCAAGCAGGCGACGACGGTGATTAACGCGATGTATGCTTCCGACGAGATTGGCCTTGCCGAGTGGCTGGGGGCCGTCCGCCGGTATCACGCCGGGAAGCTGGTGAAGCCTGTACGCGAGATAGAGGCCCTGCCGGAGCTGGACAGCCGCGACAAGACGCGGTTCAGCGCCACGCTGGCTGCCATGGGGGCCGACGAGGCCGGGCGCCGGGTGTCCCGCCTGGAACGCTGGAACCGGGAGGGGATGGATTTGCTGGAACGGGTGGATATGAAGGGGAATGCGATTTCCGCGGCTATTTTGTACGATGCGGTTTACCGGAAGATGAAGCGTGAGACGCCGGACGCTGCGGAGGCCGAGCTTGACGCGGCCGCCATGGCGGAGGTGCGGCGCTCCCTGTCCCGCAAGGGTCAGCCGATGACGCAGTTGCAGAAGTCCCTGGCCGCGCAGCACCGGACCTGGATGCAGGCGGGGATGTTGTTCCTGGGCGGCGAGTCGATCAATACGATGGGCAATGTGTTTTCCCTGGCCCGCAGCGGGCAATGGGGGAAGGCCGGGTTGATGTGGGTTTCTCACGGGGTGGTGCTGGCCCTTCTGAATGGGCTGCTTAATTTCATGACCGATGACGAGAAGCGCCGCCGGAAGCGGGAGTGGTGGCACGCCCTGTTTGATGTGGCGATGGGGCCCGTGATGGGGATCCCTGTCGTGAGCGGGCTGGCTGGCGAGGGGGTGAGGCAGCTTGCGAAACTGTGCGGGTATCACGCTTTTATGCCGGGGAATAATTTGCTGGTGCCTTTTTCCAATGCGGCGGATATCGGGAAGGCGTTTTCCAACGCCTGGAAGGTGTTTGACGGCAAGGAACGGCCCTGGGAGGATGACGCCCTTTCTTTCCACGAGCTTTTACGTACTGCGGCGGCGGGGACGGTGGCGTTTTCTCCGCGGACGACCAAGGGGGGCGCCGCTGCGGTAGGGGCTGCCCTGACGATGGCAGCGTTGCTGAATGTGACGGAGTTTGCCCTTAAAACAGTCCGCAGCGTTCAGGAGAACGGATCGGATTGGGATAAGTGGGTTGGAAGATGAATCCGGTGAAGACGGTAGCGGATGTGATGGATTAAAGGCACATTCACTTGTGTCATCACATTAACATATCATAATGAATGTTTTATAAAAAATAATATGTTTTTTAGTTGCAGAAATAAAAGAATGATGTTCTAATCTTCTTGACGTCGGAGGTTTGTCCTTCCCGGACAAGCGTCTGCCTTATGGTAAGGCCGACGTCTATTTTTATACCCTTTTTCTGGGGGGATAAGAAATCCGCGTAACTCCAGATGATGTCTGTTTACGCACGCCTGAATGTTGTTTTTTAACAGGTCCCCCAATCCAGCGCAGGGTGTTATGAATTATACCGGAGTTGTCTTTCCACGAATAAAAGCAGTCTTCCAGTTGGGAGTAGAGTGGCATGATTGGAGAGAATTCCGCAACTCGCAATCCAATGATGGTAGTGACAATGTCTGCTATTTGAATACCTATGTTTTTAGCTTGAGATATGGCAAACATAGGTATTTCAAGAATAGAGGATCTCATCTGACTACCAGGAGCGCTTTTGACAAGGAAATTGGTAATGGCAGCTGCATTCCTGCCGTTCGTTCCATCATCCCGGTTATCAATAATGATGATGGCTTTTCTCCCATAATGTTCCCGTTTCATATAGATATTGATACGTTCACAGAGACTTTTGAATGTAGCATCAAGAACACCAGTGTCCTTGCAAGAAAAACTTTGCATGGCTTGGTCAAAACAGACACACCCAAATACCGTAATTTTACTTTTTTTCAAAAATTTGAGAATGGATTCAATGAGTTTGATGTTAGTTGAGCCTTCGGGGCGCATCTCGTGTTGTTTGAAGGAGTACCGGGATAAGAGATCTTTTCCCTTCAGTTCAGAGTTGTCCGCGTAGTCTTTTCCAAGATGTTGAAGTTTTAATTTATAAATGGCATTGGCAATTTTTGTGTAGTCTCCAATAGGGATAGCTACTCCACACATAGCTCCAAATTTATGTTTTTCTCCCCCTCTATCCAGTTCTCTAAATGTTTCATCCAAGAAAATCAACATACCAATTATTTATGTGTTTTATATACCTAAAGTCCCGACTTCCTAAAGGGGCGTCACATTCCTTTGCAAGGCGGCGACAACGGATGAAAAACTAAATGAAAAAGGGTACAACCTCAAGGAAATATTGCACAACTATTTTTGGGATATACTATATATTGTGGCATTATCCTTGATTTCAAGGAATATTTTTATTGTCTTGCGTGATTTTTCTGTCTAGTACTTGGCTTCATGTTCGTCCGACTGGTTGTCAAATACTTGAGGACTTGAGTTTTTGAGGATATAGGAATACCTTGGAGAAATGAAAGGTTTACTGATTGCCATTTGCGTTTTCCTGGGGCTGGCATTGTTGCCGATGCCCTACGGCTATTATATGTTCCTGCGGTTGGCTGTGTGTGCTTACGCCATATTTGTGTTTACCCAAGAGCAGAAGAAAGGGGTGTGTTTCGGGAGCGTATCCGCTGCCGCTATTGCTCTGCTTTACAATCCCGTCTTCCGGGTGCATTTGGAGAAGGAGGTCTGGATGTGGGTGAATATAATAACCATATTATTATTCATCATTGTCTCGTTGCCATGGAGAGAGTTTGCAGAGACAAGAAGAGAACGAACAAGGAAACTTAAAGAGGAAGCAGAGAAAAGGAATGAGGAAAAATTTTATGGAGTGTATTATAAATATTTTAAAAGTAATTTGCTTCTTCCGAATTACTGTGTAAGATGTAAAGAAACTATAGACATATCTACAAGCAAAGATTTATTATGTCCTTCTTGTTATCAAAAAGTTCAAGAATTTATAGAGCAAGAAGAGAATGAATTTACGAAGACGGGAAATCTTCCCATGAAATTGAATTTCAAATGTAAACATTGTGGAGCGAAAGAAAGAACAAGATCGTTTACATTTGGATTTTGCAAACCATGTTATTGGTCTCTTTGCGAACTTGAGTCAATCGCGAAGAAAGATTTAAAAGGCTATGAGCGATATAAAAAAAACATGCTGGCTATAAAAAAAGCAAGAACGAATAAAGAAAAAATCTATTGGCGTCCAGCATGAAAATAATACTAACAGGAAACTCTACCAATTAGGTTAGCCATTCAGGAAAATTTTATATAACAGATAGTTTTTTTTATTTTTATTATTTTATATTTTATTATAACGATTATTACTGCACTATATCTGACAATAACTGTTATAAAATAATTACTACAAAAGACGGTTTACAAAACCGCATAAATACAACCCGCAATTGTTATAATAGGAGCAAACCAAACTAGTAGACCGCCAGCCAGATATGATGCTCTGTGACTAAATGTTCCATATAAAGCAATCCCTAATGATGTATCATAACATCCATACATTTGTTTAGTTGTTTGATAGATACCGTTTGAAATAGATAGAGCATAAGTCATGATTAGTAACATAATCGGAATAAGTTCTAGACCTGAATAAAAGTATATCGCTGCAACATAAAACGAACTGATATAAAGAAGTATACTAATACTTGCTATGAACACTTGAAGACCGGGAGCCTTTTGTCCAAATACATACGCATTGATAAGTTCCGGTATAGAGAGTATGAGATTCGCTATAGGCAACACAGCCAAGAGAATGAAGATGATAGCAGGTACATAGAGGCCGATGCAGAATGCCCAGATAAGTCCAACGAGTGAAATAGGGAGAAGAATAAGGATCATAGTTTTAAATTGCGCTGATTTTGTTTATTTTGCCCCGCCACAAATCTTGCAGTTCACACCGCTGGGCGTATCGCTGGCTCGCCCTTTGCAAGCCCGGTAGTACCGGCAGTTTTTGTTATGGGTCTTGCCCGTTGAGCTGATCCAGTACGTTTTTTCTTCCGCTGCTGTTTTGGCCGCTGGTTTCCGGTGGTAATGATATTCCCCCGTTTTACGGTTGTAGTGACCACCGTTGGCGTCCAAGCCGCCAGGGTGCGCCTCCGAGAATGAAGTGAGGGAAATAACAGCTAAAATGAGAGAGAATAGTTTCATGCAAATTCATAATACCATGAAATAAAGAGAGTTGTAAATAATTTGCTTAACTCTTTCAAAGGCATTACGAAAGGATTATTTCCAACATTTATTTACATGTTTCACCTGCAGTTTATCGTTGTTTGCTAGAAGGGGCCGCGTGGAGGAAGGTATTACATTAACAAGAACGGGAATAAGACGTATATCAAAAGAAAATAAAAGCCCCCTGGCCCGGAGGCCAAGGGGCGAAGCATTCTAACGTAAAGAGGCTAAATAATAGCCTCTCTTCTCAGAATAAGCAACTCCTAAATCATTGTTTCAGTATCATTATGTGAAAATGCGTACTGGAATTGTTATTGAGGGAGTGTGTCCAACAAAAAGGAGCTGCCCCGATAGAGGCAGCTCCTGAATAGAGTCAGGCTGTTAATCTTCCCAGGTTCCACCTGCAGCTTCAATAGCATCCCGTACTTCCCTGATCAGGTAAGGAGGTGCATTGTCTGGATCGTGGCCCGGGATAGTCACCGTCTGTCCATGAGGATGATCGTATACACGATGGGAACCTCGTCCTTGTCCTTGCTGCAGAATGAATCCGGCATCTCGTAACCGTCTGATTAGATCTCGTATTCGCATAAGTGATGTTGAAGATACGAGAAGAGAGGAGAGTTTCAATGGACGCTGTCCGAATGGAAAAATCAGCCTTTTTAATAGTCTAGATTGCTCGAAAGAAATGATTACCCTTTATTTATTCAAATTATTTTACCAGGAAGGATAATAAGACCGTTATCCACTATTTTTTTAGGAAGGAGCTTTCTATATGGAAAGCTTCCCATAGGAGTATCATGAAATACTTCATTTTCTATTTTGAAGTAATTAGGAGATATATAAGAATTTACTATTTTTATTTCTGGTTTTTCAATATTTTCTAGTTGTAATTGTTTGTACCATTCTTGAACGTAGTGAACATTATGCGGAAACCTGACTCCAAGGACAATTCCAGATAGATATTGCAATATTTCTGAAAAAAATATATTCCCTTCATCATCTGTTGATGATGCATATTTTATTAAACATAATAGGCGCATTTCTTTTTCAAAAAACCAAGATTTATCCTTTGTTATCATTAAATCTTCTATGACTTTTGGATTAAAAAGAGGGAATACATCAGAAAAAACAACCCTATTTCTCTTATATAAAACATTATATAAGCAATTATGCAAAAAATCTTCATGTAATTTTTCTATTCTCCAATGATTGTAATTTGGCTCGTTGTGCGGTGTTACAGGTAATGAGAAAACCAGACACACTCCTTTATGCTTATCTGCGTAATGTCCCCACATCGCAGCAGATGATACGGATCTTGAAAAACAAATTACTTGATGAGAGGAATGTTTAGTATAATCGTTATATGTTTTTCTGGCTGGTAAAAATTCAAAAATATCATTTGTTCTATAAGGATTTGTTCCTTTTATTCGCCATTCTCTGAGTATTTTTTTCGCAATTTCCCAAGACTGATAAATATAAAGGTCAACAACTTTGGGATTCATAAATTGCAATAAAGTTTCTTCATGTTCTCTAGAAGGAGCTTCCCCGTCTTCCACCCATTTATCTACATCCTTCTCTGAAAGACAAAAATTATGGGCTATCCACTTTTTATCTCTATTTGAGAATTTTAACCATTCTTTTATTTTTTCAGAATATGCAGAATTAACCATGACTGTTTTTGAAAAAATTAAATAATAAAAACCATTCTTTTTAGCCGATATTTTATTGATGAATACAAGTACAATATCAATATACTTTATATGTTATTGTTCAATTTTTTTGAATCAAGCTTTCTCCCACCTGTCCAGCGTTTCCACATAGATGCCGGAGATTTTGCCGCCGTCCATGGGTTCGATGTCTCCGAAGTTGGGGTTGATGGGATGGAGGGTGTATTCCATTTTGCCGGTTTCCGGGTTTTTCCTGCGAACCAGTTTTTTGAGCGTCACGCCGCGTTCATCATGGTATTGAACAATGGTTCCGGGTTTGGGGATGGGGGGGATGGTGTATTTTTTCATGATGACCACGGAGCCGTCCGGGATGGAGGGTTCCATAGAGTGACCGTTGACGCGCAGCAGGTATTCCCCTTTTTCCAGTTCACGGTATAGCCGGATGTCCTGCGGAATGGTGTCTCCATCCGCCAGGTTGCCGGCGGCAATGTTGCCGATGATTCGTCCCTGAGCCTCCAAAGGAGGGGTTGTGAATGTTTCTACCGGGGTAAACTGCTGGCTGGGAGCTTCTGCTTTCCTTTTCTGATGTGCCTTGGCTGTGACTTGAAGGATATGGGAAACCATATCCTCTATAGTTTTTTTTGCTTCATCCGCCATGGCGCGAAGTTGCTTTTCAAAGTCTGGCGGAAGCTCAAACTCAATTTCTTCCTCTCCTGACATCAGCTTTTCAATGAGTTCCATTTTTTGAGGAACGATCGGCTTTCCGGCAGAAAGCCAGTTATCCACCGTTCGCTTACTGACCAATGTTTTTTCAGCTAACCACGCACGGTCTTTCCCTATCTCTTTGAGCCACGTTTTGATGTCTTCAGCATTGAGCATGTCAGCATTATGCACCAGAAGTGCATCAAGCGCAATAGAAATATTTACCATTGATGCACCAGAAACGAAAAATAATGTTGACTTAATTTCGTTCTGGGTGCATTTTGACAATATCAACAGCACGCAAGACGCGAATATGATCATCAACCTGAAAAAAGAAACGCAAGAAGTGCGGGAGTGGTTCCGGGAGGCGCAGGCCGCTACAGGCTTGAGCGGCCGGGCTCTCGTTATCGGCGCCATCATGGATTTCCGCCAGAAGGCAAAAGACCGTAGTCCACAGCCTCGGAAGAAGAACTCCGAACCCAAGAAGCCGGCAGCATGAAAATAGAAGATTTAGTCGTCCGGATAGAGTTTCTTAATAGCAAATTGGGAGAGTCTAAAGATACGCCATGTATTGGGGTGAATGCGGATGGTGCCAACATCGACCAGGAATCCTTTGTTTACGAGACAGCGGACGCTTTTGTCCGCAGGGTCGAGTTCAAGCTCGGCGCTCTGGGATTGAACAAAGGAAAGAAGCCTTTCCTTCTCGTCTTTGGGGAGACTTTGGAAGATACGTTCGTTCCTTTTCTCTGCGGCATGGTTGGAAGAAAGCTGGAGAAGATTGCCGCCAAGCTTCCCCATGATGCGCACCAGAATAATGGAAATACTAAACAGGAAGATGATATATGCGACGTGGTTGTACTGGTTTGTCCACTCGGAGATGCCAAGTGGTATCAGAAGTTTCTCTGGGGTGATGAGGTAAATCCCGCTGGCACAAGCAAGTACGCAGTCCGTGTGTTTGATGGCGAGCGTTTTAAGGAGCTCCGCGAGTGGTCCAAGCGTGGCGATTTCCATGGCCAGGACTTTACCCGATAACCATAATTATTTCAAACCTAACAATGATGATGAATACGAATACTGAATTACCGAAGAATGCAAAGCTGCTTACCGTGGAGGAAGCGAAGGAGCTAGTGAATAATAATTACCGCTATTATGTTAATGGTGATGGTCTGGTAAAAATACAATATTCCATCTCTCCGCAACCTCTACATGGAACGGAGTTTCTTGTAGTTGGAAGTGAAGAAGGCAAATGCCTGATTACCCAAAGAAAGGAATTCGAAGATGCGATAGAATTGCGGACAACTTGCGATCAATAATTTCGGCCTGAGATTTACTTGCTGTTTTTTTCTTTAATTCATCAACATCTTTTTTCAGTTGAATGATTTTTCCATTTATATCTATAAGGGACTCTTTGACAAATTGCTGAAATTGATATTCTTCCATATTCATAGCGGACTAATAATAATAAAATAAGACTATTTCACAATCATAAATGCTGCCAGGGGAATACGAAATCCATATTCATAGCACTCTATCCCTCAAAGCGAAAGCAGGTAGCACCAATTTCCAACAAATAACTAATGATGAACTGGACTGAATTTATTGTTGTGACGCTGCTTAACCTGGCAGGCTACCTGTCCGCGCTGATGCTTGGTATCAGCCTGGGAGAGAAACACATCATACGCCAGGTGAACAGAACCCTGGAACAGATGAGAAAGGAGCGGGCATGATTATCGAATACGACTTTGAAGACCGGTGCATCCGGGTGAATGGCGAATACGTCGCCATCCGGGAAGCGGAGGGCCTCAAGGACGAGCTGGAATTAGCGATTGACCAGTGGGAAGTGGATCACGCCGAGCAGTGCGATAACCCCGACGGACACTACGACGACTGAATTATGGAAGAAGACCTGATCGAAGAATTGAAGCTGCTCGGCTGGCACGAGCTTTAACTAATCGCCCGGCCCAGGTGGGGCCTAAAAACCAAAATACACAAATCGGTAGATAAGAATAATACGGTCTGGCAGGCGCGGGGCATACCCGTCCGGGCGGCCATTTTAATTAACCGAACATGAGCACGAATGAAAAAACGTTGAAGAGTCTGGCGGAGGCCCTGGAAACCATAGCCAGGGTGCTTAAGGAGGCTGCTTCTTCTCCTGTTCCTTCCTCCCCGGAGGCGGCGAGCGTGGGATTATTGCCTGATTCCGACGAGGCGCAGGCGATTGCCGCCTTCCGCGGCAAGGTAGTTGTCACTTTGGATGACGTAAGGTTCATGACGGGCTGGGGAAGAGAGCGCATTCTTGCCCTTGTCCAGGACGGCTGCATTCAGGCGTTGCCCGGAACAGGAAGCGCCGGATGCCCCTATGAGTTCCCTGCCCTGTCTGTATGGCGCTATATCCACCAGCAGGATCATGCACAGAAGCCTCAAGTGAATGGAGTGGATATGAATATTCTTCCCCCGCGCAGAAGAAGAAAGGGGGTTGCGGCATGAATACCTTTTTCAAGTTTTTGGGGGCCTGCTCCTTTGGTTTTTCCGCTGCGTGCCTGTTCTGGCTGGCGGTGGAGCTGGATAACGCCGAGCTGCAGGCGGGCAAGAGCCCGCATTCCGGGTTTTGCCCGGAGTCTCCCACTCCCATGAAAGCTTTTGACGGTTTGGAAAAACCGTCCCGCCCTCACGGTATGAGGAAACAATGAGTTGGCCGGGGTCAGTTGGCCCTGACTCCCGGCCTGTTACAAATGCAACCTACAAAATTACAATAAGTAACGAGTTATGAATACACCAAGTGAAGCCACACGGCAAGAGAAAGTAATGGATCCCTCCAAGTCCACCGAGCTGGCTGTCAGCCTGGACAATCTGGCCCTGGAAGCCCAGCAGGCATTGAGCTGCAAGGGCAGCTTTGAAAAGGCCATCAACATGGGCATTGCCATGAACCGGCTGCGCGACGCCCTGACTCCCCCCATCATGGAATCCATCATGAAGCTGAAAGGCTCCCAGCTCGGCTTCCGCACGGACGAGTGCGCAGCGACACAATACAAAGAAGGAGTGACCTATGGTGTGGATGCGGTCAGGGAATGCCTGATTGTGGCCACCTGCATGGGCCTTTCTCCGGTAGGTAATCAGTGGAATATCCTTGCCGGGCGCACGTATGTGACCAAGGAAGGCATGACCTACCTGCTGAAGAACCTGGAAGGCCTGACCAATTTGAAGATGGTTTACCATCCCGCCGAAATCAAAGAGTCTTCCACTTCCGGCATCAGCAAGAGCGGGAAGGAGTACCAGAAGATTGAGCGGGAAGGTTTGGTGAGGGTCGATATGAGCTGGGAGTTCAAAGGAGTCCCGGATTCCGAAACTCTTGAGTTCTGTATCCGTGTAAATAACGGCATGAGCCAGGATGCCATTATTGGCAAGGCCGAGCGGAAGGCCAAGGCATGGCTTTATTCCCACCTGACCGACACGATTATTTCCGACGGCGAAGTGGAAGACGGACGGGAAATGCGGAATGCTACTCCGGAAGCCGGAACGCAGAAGCCGAAGGCCGGCAATCCTCTTGCGGGCGCCGCTGTACCTCCGCCAGTGGCGGCGGCAGCCAGGCAGGAAGAAAAGCCCCTTGAACCGGAAGTGGTTTCTTCGCCCACTCCTACTGATGATTTGAAGCTGGAGCCGGAATCTGCCGTGAGCGTGGCAGACCTGGAAAAACTGCTGCGTGACCACGGCGTGACGATGCCCCAGGTAGTGAATTTCTGCCGGGGCCGGCAGATTTATTACGTGCAGGGAGCCAGCCGGGAAGAGACGTTCCCGCCCAAGACGCTGGAGTGGCTGGTGGCGAATTTCAACCAAGTAGTCGCCTGGGTGGGAGCCTCCGGGAAGTAAGCATGCAGGATAGCAAGGATCTTTAGCTATGAATGTTTTAGATTTATCGGGCTTTGCGACTTTCGGCGAGGCTTGTGGCCGGGTGGATAATCCGCAGGCGTACCACGATTCCAAGAAGGGGATTCCTCACTGTGTCTCCAAGTCCATGCTGACGGATTTCGCCCGGAATCCCTATAAATGGAAGTATCGGCAGGATGAAGGGATTGAGAAGGTTTCCCAGGGGTTCCGGTTTGGTTCCCTGGTGGATTGTCTGGCACTGACGCCGGATCAGTTCCAGAGTCAGTATCTCGTGGAAGAGTGGCTGCCGGGGGTGAATAAGAACGGCTCCGTGTCCAAGACGAAGCAGGACGACGGGCAAGCTGCCCGCTGGGCGGCGTTTGCCGACCGTGGGGGAGCCGTGCTGACGCCGGAAGAGTACGCAGAAGCGCAGAAGGCCGTGGGGATTTTCAATAATTACCTGCGAACCGAACATGGGCTGGTGCTGGGGGATTCGTTTGATTCCCAGGTGGCGATGTATAAGACGCTGCTCATTGAGTACGCACCGGACAAGCCTCCGGTTCCGATTACGATTACGGGGATGATTGATATCCTGCCTCACGATGAAGAGATGCCGATTATTGATATGAAGACGACTTCCACGCCCGTGGAGGATTCCGGTCTGATTGACCGGGATATGGCCCGCTACGGGTACGGCTGGCAGGCTGCCTTGTATTGCGATCTGTATGAAGCGATTTTCGGGATACGCCGGAATTTCATGTTTGTGTTCATGGAGTCGGCAGCTCCTTACTGCATTTCCGAGGTGCGGATGGATCAGGAGGCCCTGGAGCATTACCGGGGGCAGTATATGGCCGCCCTGCGCCAGTACGCCGAGTGCGTGGCGACGGGGATTTATCCGGGGGCTGTGGCCTTGCCGCGGTATTTCCGCATTCCGCGCTGGGAACTTAAAAAGGGATGGGAAGGAGGTGCGGCATGATGACCACGCTGACCATTACCTTGCCCCACACGCCGCGCTGCCTGTCTCCTAATGCCAAGGCCCCTCTCACGCAGAGGGGGGCCATTGTAGCCGGGTACAAAAAGACGGCTGCCAAGAGCCGCGCCCGGAATATAGCCTGGGGCAGGACTTGTGAAGCCCTGAATGGACGGAGGATGCAACCGACGCATTACCGGGTGGTCTGGTTTTTCAAGGGGCCGAAGCCGGACGCGGATAATTGCCTGGCGCGCTGCAAGGCGTATCTGGACGGGGCTTGCAAAGCCTTGGGCATTGACGACAGGACGCTGGATTGTGCCGGGATTGACCGCGTGCATGATCTGGATAGGGCCGGACAGGTGGAAATCGTGTTTGAAAGGAGGGACGATGAAAACGCCTAAATGCCCGCTGTGCGGCACACCTTTGAAAGCCATACGAGGATATGATGTCCGAGGAATAACAACCGATTGGGTTGCTGGTTGCTACAACTGCTTCTTCCAGAGTTCCCATTTTTGGAAAACCAAGAAGGCATGTATTGAAGATATGGATAGGCTTGTTTCTTTGTTTCCTCCCATCATGAGGGTTTGGCCGGGGGACAAGTTGCAAGTAGAGGATGGAAGCATTTGTGAAGTGATAAACGTTAATAAAAATCTAGCAATGATGGACGTGAGGAGAGGTGAAGGAAGACCAGTATTCACGATTGCAGATACTCATGTCCTTAGATGGCCCTGGGAGATTGAGCAGAAAGGAGGCCAGCAATGATTAACATCCTCCTATCCGTCAGGCGGCCTTTCTCCGAGAAAATTTTGTCCGGGGAAAAGAAATGGGAACTGCGTAAAAATGCGCCACGCCTCAACAAAGGCGGCTCCGTCACACTGTGGCTCTATGAATCCGGCCAGTACGGGACACGGGGCATCATCGGCAAGTGCCGTTTAGTTGCCACTGCTGGACTTCGACCATATCCCCCAAAGGGAATTTTAGAATGGACCATGAAGCAAGCTTGCGTGACGGAAGAGCACCTGCGGAATTACCTGCCTTGCTATGTCTGGGGCATCCAAGACCCCGTGAGGATTTCCACAGTGCCGCTCTCTGACATCGGCATGACCCGCCCGCCGCAGTCTTGGCAGTACCTTACTGACGAGCAAGCAGACATCTTAGAAAGGAGGGGGAGTGAATGAGCTACATCTTTTCGCGGGCGCTGGTGGAGGAATACTTGGAAGCGAGCTGCTCGGATTCCGCACCGTCTGCGCCGTCGAGCTCGAACCCTGGTCCGCAAGCGTACTGCTCGCCCGACAGAATGACGGACTACTCCCGACTTTCCCGGTTTGGGATGACGTACGCACCTTTGACGGACGACCGTGGCGCGGCCTTGTTGACGTGGTATCTGGAGGCTTCCCGTGCCAGGACATTTCAGCCGCAGGAAAAGGTGCCGGCATTGACGGCGCCCGCTCCGGCCTCTGGCGGGAAATGCGCCGAATTATCAATGAAGTACGACCGGAATTCGCATTCCTGGAAAACTCACCTCTGCTTGTGGGAAGAGGACTTGCCAGAATCCTCGGTGACCTTGCCCGCATCGGGTATGATGCTGCATGGTGTGTGCTGGGAGCTGACGCCGTTGGATTACCCCATCGCCGCGCCAGATTATGGCTTCTTGCCCACGCCGCGGGCCTGCATAGGCACGCACGGCATAGCTTGGAGCCGCGCGGAACAAGGCAATCACAAATGCAACCTGGAAGATTACCTGGCATATCTCTATGTCAGGAGTGGAGGGAAGCGCGTCAGGGGGATGTGCGTGTCGGCGTCTTTCGTCGCCCTGATGATGGGGTGGCCCCAGAAGTGGACGAGCTTAAAGCCCTTGGCAACGGGCAAGTTCCTGCAGTGGCGGCAACTGCATTCCGGGTTTTACTCGAACGATTCACGAACTACAACCCCCAACTGACGCTTTTTTGATATGCCTACACGATTGATCAGAGATGCTATTTTGACATCAGGGCGCGTCGCCTCTCTTTCGTGGGAGGCCGAGGTGTTCTACCGACGCCTGATGTCTGTGGCAGACGATTACGGCCTTTATGACGCCAGGACGCCCATTCTCCGTTCTGCGCTGTATCCTCTCCAACTCGACAAGATGAGCGAGTGCAATATTCAACGCTGCCTCTCCGCGTGTGAGGCAGCGGGGCTTATTCTGCTTTATTCTCACAATGAGAAGCCATACTTGATGATTCTGGGGTTCGACCAGCAGGGGAAGTCCATGCCCAAATGGCCGCTTCCGAACGGTTACGAAGTGCTGAAAGTTTCTGACAAGAAATACGAATTGCGGAAACTCGTAACAGGTCGTAACGATTCGCCTCAACCCGTTACTTATGCGAATGCGTATTCGGAGACGGAGACGAAGACGGATGCGAATGCGAAGAAATTACCTGTAAGCCGAGGCATAGAGCAGTTCCCGTGGAACGCGGAGGATGTGCGGCTTTTCATGGCGGCCCAGCTTATGGCTCCCAAGGGAGACGAGTTGAAACGGTGCGCAGAGTCGTTTTTTGATGATTTCAGCGCCCGTGGATGGCGGGACAGCAAGGGGATTCCTCTTGCCGATTGGAAGCCGGCAGCCCGGAAGTATGCCCGTTCCTGGGTCACGAATAATGCGCAGCGGGGACATCAAGGTTCGTCTGGGCGGAATGACGCCAACGCGGGAAGGAGGTACGAATGATGGATGATATTCAACGTTTGGCCGGGCAGGTTTCCGTGATGCCTTCCCAGGACGGGATTGTCCGCAGTTACAAGCCGGTACGGTACGATATGGGCGGGTTTGACGAGTCCGTTCACCCGGAGGTGCAGGCCATGCACCAGGAAGTGCAGTGGTTTATTAACGATATCGTTAATAAGGTTCGTCCGCGCCGCTGGCTGTCCCTGCTGGGGGCTTCCGGGGTGGGCAAGACGCATCTGGCGGAGGCTGCCAGGGATGCGCTGACTAAATCACGCCCCACGTTGCCCATTCAGCTTTGGAAGTGGCAGAAGGTGGTTTCCATGCTTCGTTCCGGGGATTGGGCGTTTATTGAATATTTGGTTAAAGAGGTGTACGTGCTGATTCTGGATGATATTGGCGCGGAGAATACTTCCCCCGCTATTCTTTCCGCCCTGAACCGTGTTGTCGATGGGCGGCTGGGGAAATGGACGATGCTCACGTCTAACCTGCTGCCGGACAATATCAGGGAGACCTTGGACGCCCGGATTGCCTCACGACTCTACCGCGGCAATAACGTGGTGTGCCGGGTCAAGGATGCGCCGGATTATTGTTTTGAACGGTATATGAGAAGGGAGGAAGGGAGATGAAACAGTCAGAGTTAAAATTGATGTCCATCATGTCCGCAGCATTTTCACGGCTGAAAATGTCTCCGGTTCAGATCGCTATTCTTTCCTGTATCGGTCTTAATCCCGGCATTCGGTTCGGAGAAATTGCCAACCGCGTATCTGTGTCTTCCAGCCGTTTGTGCTTTCATCTGAATACCCTTTGCGGTGCAGGAGACGTTTCTACCTCCCAATATGGAGGCAGATTCAAAAAAGGTTATTTCCTCACGGCACAAGGGCGTAAACGCTTGGAAGACGCTATCACACGAACGATGAAAGATCATGCCTAAGAGAGATAAAACATCTATTGCCACAGAGAAGAAGAAGGAGTTTGCGAGGCTCTTGGTTGAGTCAAAATTGTCCAAGGCGGACGCTTATCGTAAGGCCTACAATCGCAAGGATATGAGTAATGACGCAGCCAGCAAGGCGGCATCCCGTTTGTCCAAGGATGGCGAAGTTTTGCGAATGATTGACGAATTGAATGCCCAGTTGGACAGATCAGCGATTGCCACCAAGCAGGAATGCCTTGAATTTCTTACTGCTGTGTTGCGTACACCAATTGGAGAAGTGGGCGAAGATTCTCCTTTATGCCAGGAGGTTGCCTACACGGATTCAGGGATGCGCAAGAAGATGCCCGGCAAGATTGAGGCGGTGAGGGAACTTTCCAAGCTGGCCGGTTACAATGAACCGGAACCGGTGGATGTACCAGGGCTTTCAAAGATTGCCGCAGTACTTGCCGGAACGAAACAGGAGCATCTTGTACATCCTGATAATGGCAAAGCCGCTCCAATTGAGTTTGATAGTGAGGAGGAAGCATCGGAAGACAAGGAACGCCGCCCAGGGTTACTAGACGGCGTGGGAAATGAACCGTTGGTTTAAAGTTCTATTTCACACGATTCCAGACTTGGGTTGCCCTTTAACTTCATTTCGTTTTGAATAAATTGAATTTTATCTTCTGATATTTTTTCAATTTGCTCGTTTTTTTCAAACAATCCTTTATCTAAAAGATATTCTACTACTTTATTATAATTTAACAATCTACCTAAAGAATGCAATATTTGCCAATCTTCACCTAAAAAACTGTATTTTAGTATCTCCAAGTGTTCCATTTTTTGTTCAATATTTAAATTTTTGTTTTTAATTATAAATAATATAAGATTATATAAAGAATCAACCCAAGGTCTTATCATATTGACTTGCAAGATAAGAATATCAAAATTCAAAAAACCATTATTTTTAATAGTTGCATATACTTCACGCGACATATCCAGTGTATACACAAAGAATTTTTCCCTCTTTTTCCTTTCAATATCAGAAATAACCGATTCTATATGTAATTCCACCCTACTTAAATTAACATATAACATATTAATTGCATCTCTTCCGCTATCTCCGTAAATTTGGATTTCATCTTGAAGTCTTCTGATAATAGGAATCTGGTTGTAGAAAAAACTCTCAAACTGTTGAATTTTCATCAACTTATTTTGAAGTTCAAATTCATTAGCCTGTCTTTCCTGCTCCCTGCATTGAGCCTTCAATTCCCTGCGTTGCAAACTCAATTCTCTTCTTTGAAGTTGAAGTTCTAAACGCTGCTGATGAAGAGCATAAATGAAACAAATGAAAGCGAATCCGGAAAACAAGGCATTTAAACCTCCGTACATATCACCACTGATTCCGAAACGAGAGGTTTCTGGAAAATTGATTCCTTCAAACAACCTGTCCGCTATACTAAGACTTCCCCATGTGATGAAGGGCCATGCAATGAAAAGTACGGAGACAATGATGAGCAAGCCATACATACAATTCCGCTTTGAAGGTTTCTTTTTCGGAGAAGATTCTTGATCTGCCATAGAGGAAAATATAATCCCTTCATATCCCGATTGTCAAAGTATTTCACCAATCTAACCATACAGATTTAGTCAAGTTACGGTTGTATTCATCCTTCGTTACTTTGTTGTAATGATGGTACATGATTCGATGCGCTTTCAACGGAGGCGAGCTTTCTCCTACTTCCGCCGTCCGGGCAGACTTGGATAATTTTCACCGCGGGGCTTCCAGGATTGAGAATCTGGACCTGGGCCAGATGGGCGGCGTTTCCCGGCGCCGCGGGTTCCGGCGCGTGGCTGCCGCTTTAGAGGGTTCCGTGATTTTGCCTTATGTTTATTCCACCAATGACCGTTTTCTTGTGGAGGTGTCCCCTTCCCTGCTGCGCGTGTTGTCCGCCGAGGGGGATGTGGTTGCCTCCCTGCCTTCCGTGTGGAGCCAGGACGATGTTTCCGCTTTGCGCCACAAACAGGTGAACAGCATGTTGTTTCTGGCCTGCCCCACGCATGAGCTGATGGTGCTGAAACGGGATGACGAGGGCATGTTTTCCCTGGCTCCCTATGAGTTTAAGGCCCGCCCCTGGCGGTATGAGGAGTTCCGGGATTTTCCGGTGCGCCTGACGTTGGATGAGGGGTGTTACAGGGTGTCTTTCGGGGAGCATGCGTCCGATGCGGATGCGGCGGTTAACGAGGGGGATGTGATGCGCGTCCAGGTGACGGTGCCCCAGCAGACCGGGTTCAGCACGGGGGCCGTGATTCGCCAGGGCTGGGTGGTTGCCGGGGCGTTTACGGCGGCTTCCTCCTATGCCGCGGGCAGGAAGTTGTGTATTAATGAGGGGAGCTATTGGTCCTGGTGGACGTGCGACAGGGATTTTAACGGGGCGGCGGATTTTGTGGACGGCCTGACGTCTCCGGCGGATTATCCGGAGCATTTTCATAAGGGTGTGATTTGCCATTCCAATACGATTACCTGCAAGGGGACCTGGACGTTTTATTGTTATAAGGAGTGGTACGGCACGTATGCCGTGGAGCGGCGTTTCCCGAATGAGGATTGGCAGCTGCTTGGTACGTCCAATTCCCCGGTGGGGGCTGCTTCCAATTTGCAGCTGACCGGGGACGAGGCGGGGGAGGAGTGTTATTTGCGCCTGATGTTATATGAGTCCCAGCTTTCCAATGGTTCCGATCCCAGCCAGGGGTTTCCGGCTGATTCCTGCGGGAATAAGCTGGTGGTGGATGCTTATAAGAAGGATGTGGTGCTGCGGCTGCATTCCCTGTCTACCAGCGACGTGCGCAAGTTGACGCTGCCTTTGGGGAGTGATTTTTGCGATTTTTTCGAGAAGAAGGGGCTTCCGGTTTTTTCCGCATTGTTGGTTGAAGGAGCCAAGGTGGACGGCGGGTTTGAGGTGTCCAGGGAGGGACGGACGCTGACGGTGAAGCCCGATGGGTTGACGACGGATGATGTCGGCGCCGGGAGCATGGTGCGCTTGGAATGGGAGCAGGCAGAGGTGAGTTTGGACCGGTTTGCGGAGGGGTCGATTGAGATGTATCGTTTTTTTCTTCCGGCGGGTACAGTCGTGTCGATGCAGGGGTTTGTCTGCGTTTATGCCGGGCAGACGATTCAGCTGAATTCAACGTTGAATGTGTGTTCTTTTTGCGAGGGCAACGGTGGTTCTTATTCGTTGATGCCTGTGTTTTCCACGATGGAGAAGGCATCTTTTACAGTGCCGGAGGACGGAGTTTATGTGGTGAGGATGGAGACCTGGCCCGGAGGGTCCGTCAGCCAACGGGCCAGAGCGCAACTGGAGGCGCCTGCCTGCACGGCGTGGATGGAGGCAGAGGCTGCCGAGGTGACGGCTTCCGCGGAGTATTCTCTTTGGGATAATATTTCCGCGGTTCCGGAGGGGGTTCCCCCGTCCGGGGAGTCGTTGATGTGGAGTTTCGCGGCGTTCCGGGGGGTGTACGGGTTTCCTTCCCTGGTGGATGTGTTTCAGCAGCGCCTGGTGTTGGCCGCTACGCAGGCCCAGCCGCAGACGGTGTGGTTGAGCAAGACGGATGACCTCAACAGTTTCGAGGTGGGGAAGCAGGATGATTCCGCGCTGGCTTTGACGTTGAGCACCACAACGCAAAACAGGATTTGCTGGCTGATGGCGCAGAGTTCCCGGCTGCTGCTGGGGACGGCGGACGCGGAGTGGGCGGTGTCCGGCGGCCAGGGGGTGATGACTTACTCCAATGCGCGGGCGGACAGCCACGGGTTTGTGGGGTCTTCCGATGTACCAGCCCTGATGGCGACCGATAAGGTGCTGTATGTGGAGAGGGGCGGCGGACGGGTGTATCAGTACGGGTATGATTATGAGAGCGACGGGTTCGTGTCCCGCGATTTGACGGTGTTTGCCGATCATGTGCTGGCCGACGGCGGCGGGTGCCGGGGTGTTGCTTTTGTGCGCAAGCCGGAGCCGCGGGCGGTGTTTGTGCGCCGGGACGGGGTGCTGGCGCTGATGACTTATAATAGCATGCACCAGGTGCATGCCTGGCACCGGTACACGACAGATGGGGTGTTCGAAGGGGTAGCCGTTTTGCCCAATGGGGATCAGGCGGATTTGCTGTTTGCCCTGGTGTCGCGGGAGGATGGACGGTTTATTGAGGTGCTGGCGCCGGGTAATGAGTTTCAGGATCCGGGAGGCAGGGATTTTGTGTCTGTGCTGGAGACTAACGCCCTGATTTCTCTTGAAGCTGCTGGACGCCGCCAGCATAGCGGCGGAGTGATGTTTTTCTTTGGCTCTGATGCACTGGTGGATGGTGTTGAGGTAAGCATTGACGGAACCCGTTGGGATGTACTGGACCGTTCCCCGTCTTCGTTTTTAACAAGGGGATGGCATTCTCTAGTTGCTGATGGATGCTGGAATTACGATTCCATGGTGGGCATCCGCGTTTCCGGCAACCGCGATTTCAATTTATTAGCTATTCAGGCATAATGGATAATAATATAGAGATTCTGAAAGAACAGCTTTCCGACCGCGTGTGGAGGTTAAATCACTTGTACTGGATTATCAATAAAGAGGGCAAGATGCAAAGGTTCCAGTTGAATTGGGCCCAGCGGCGGCTTCATGAGCAGTTATGGTACAGGAATGACATTCTGAAAGCGCGCCAGCTGGGCATTTCCACGTATGTAGCCATGCTGATGCTGGATATGAGCCTGTTCCGGCCCAATTTCCATTGCGGTATCATTGATAAAACTTTGGTGGATGGAACAGGCAAGATTGGCAAAATTGAGTTGGCTTACAGGAGTTTGGACTATGTACCGGATGATCCCACGGAAGAAGACCTTGCCCTGGCCGAGTTAGGACGCCTCATCAAAGGGGAGATTCAAGCCAGGCCTTCCAAAACGACGGTGTCTTTTTCCAATGGGAGTAAAATTACAGCCGGCACATCTCTCCGCGGCGGCACATTTCAGTTTTTGCATGTCTCGGAACTTGGATACGTCGCGGCCCATGCCCCTCTGAGGGCCCGCGAGATTGTGACAGGGGCCATGAACGCCGTTTCCAAAGACGGCGTGATTGTCCGGGAATCCACCCATGAGGGAGGAAAGTTTGGCCTCAATTACGAGATGACCAAGGCGTCCATGGAGATGGTCGGCAAACCTCTTTCTTCCCTGGATTGGAAGTTTTTTTTCTTTCCCTGGTGGAAGAATCCGGAGTATTTCCTTGAAGCTGATGATGAGCATGGATGCAGTTTCCCGGAGGATTTACAGAAGTATTTCGAGGATTTGAGGTTAAGGTGCGGCATTTCCCTGAATGATGCCCAGAAGCGTTGGTACGCCTCCCAACACAAGACATTTGGAGGATTGGTCCGTCAGGAATATCCTTCCACACCGGAAGAGGCGTTTCAGGCATTGGTGGAGGGATCCATTTATGGTTCTTACATGGACGCATTACGTTCCAAGGGCCGACTATGCGCCGAGTTTGAAAAGGATGATCTGGCTCCCTATTATGTGTCCTGGGATATTGGCATGGCTGATTATATGGTTCTCTGGCTCTGGCAGGTGAGGGGAGACGGCAAGTTTTACGTGATGGATTGCTTGCAGGCCAATGAAAAGCCCTTGGAGTGGTATATCAATTTCATCCGCACGAAGTGGGAAGTGATGTTTGGCCCCATTTACAAACATCTGGTTCCCCACGACGCAGGGAGGAGAGATCCCCACGGGATTACCTTTGACGTGTATTTGAGGCGAGCAGGGTTCAATGTGTCCGTAGTGCCGCGCATTTCCGATGTGTGGAATGGTATTTTTGCGGTACGGCGCCTCCTGAATCATTGCATTTTTCATGAACGATGCTCCCGGCCCCTGAAAATTGACGGAGTGGAATATATGTCTGGCGTAAATGCCCTGGAGAATTATCAGAAGGCCCCGGCAGGAGCACATGGTGTTGAACGGGATACCCCCCTGCATAATAGGTGTTCTCACGCCGCGGACGCATTCAGGACATTTGCGGAAGCTTATGAAAATGGCCTTGTTGGAGCAGTTGGAGCTGTTGCCATGCCTGCCCAAGCGGTAGAATCACGCCAGACACGAGGACTTGCCATAGGCGCGGATGCGCTCTTTTTCTAAACTCCACTAAAAAGCCACACGTCAGCCACACGCCACAAGCATTAAATAGATATAATTTAGATGTACAACCAATTTCAAAAATATTGAAATTACAATGATATGGTAAAATACTTTAGTTTGCCTTAATGATAAAATCTGCCTTGTAAGCGGACGGTCGTCAGTTCAAATCTGACAAGCGGCTCCATCATAACCCGCTCAAGGTCAATCCTTGAGCGG